GGGAGTGGGTCTTTGGGTATATATTTTTTCGACTATTGTGGCCCTTCCCGCACCTGTACCTGCTGTCAAACTTACCCCGGGGGCTAATTCGACCGTTTTACAATCTCGTCTATTTATTTGAACGCCTGTAGTAGTTCGGGTTACTGCTTTTGGGGGTCCTTCGCCGGGTCTTCTTGGTGGCACAGGTGGGATTGGGACCTTGGGCTTGGGTGGCTTTTTATTCGGATCTACCGGGTCTGTGCCGGGAGCGTTGCGCTTTGGTGGTTGTTTTTTTACGCCCGGTTGCTCAGGTTTATTCTTTGGCGCGCCAATACGTATGACCTTGACATCATCTGTCCCAGTTGGCTTACCATCGTCACTAATTGGGCCGCCCTTGCCGCCTTCTTTTCCTGTACCCGTTGGTTGTACTTTTACAGTTGAGCCGGATCCACCTTTACCATTACCGTTTAAATTTTCACCGGGCCCCGTACCCTTGGGCCCTTTCTGCGTCGGGTTGTTCCTTACGGGTGGTTTGCCGGGTACTTCGTTTAAATTTCCTTTTGGGCCGCCCTTTTTAAAACCGCCACTCTTTCCTGTAACGCCGTTCCCGGGGCCTTTATTTGTATTTAAATTTGCTGATGGATCTTTAATATTTTTTGTAGTTTGTTTGGTTGATTGTCCAGATATGGTGTTTTCTGGCTTAATACGTACTTTTTTATTCTGTTTTTGAATATTTGGTTTAGCGCCGCGCCCTGTTTGCGGATTTTCTATTATTAGCGTGCCGTTCAGCGTGCCGGATTTGTTTTGATTAATTTGTTTGTTTGCTGCTCCACTGGCTTTGCTGGTTGGAGGGCCTGATGGGATTGGTCTAACATTTTTAGTCGGAAGTATAGATCCTTTCGGGTTGTTGCTTTTTTGTATATTTACTCTATTATTTTTTATTTGGGGGATTTCAGAAATTGCTACTTGTTGTTTTACTTGGGGTACACTACTGAGTGGAACAGCTGGTATTATTGTTCCCGGTCGAATAATTTGTACTTTTTCGCCGCCTATTGTTCCTGATGCTGTTGTTTTTACATTTTGATTTACGCTTCCCTTTTGTTCTTGTAAGCCAGAATTATTAAATGTAGAAGATGTTCCGGGTACTGGCCTTAAGGTCGGTAACCCCCCTTGTTTGGGCATTGATTTTGGTATGCCGGGTATTTTACCGCCTCCGGGTCCTGCGAAGCCCGGGGGGCTTGTTGATGTTCCACTTGAAGATGAATAGCCTAGTTTAACATTTAAGGTTGGAGCTTTTCCTTTATTAAAAGTCGCTGCTAGTGGTGGTTTTTTTCCCGGCATAATTGTTTCCTCTAGAATATATACACATCTTTCCAATAAATATGATTTAGATATTTTCTCATAAATAGTGTAAATTATAGTGATGAACAAGAAAAAGGGGCTATCTTCGAGAGCCAAAGATAAACAAGAACTTCGTCAGCAGCTTGATGAGGAACTTACCGAAGTCATTGAAAATCCCAACCCAATTAAAAGACAAGTAAGGATAAAGCAATTTCCTTGGAGTGATAAGCAAAAGGAATTTTTTAAATTAGCACTTGATCCAAATGTTAATGTTCTTTTTGTTAAAGGTCCTGCGGGTACTTCAAAAACCCTACTGTCAGTATATTGTGCTTTACAGTTATTAAACAAAAGAATGATATCTGATATTATGTATTTAAGGTCAGCCGTAGAAAGCAGCGCTCATAGCCTAGGGTATCTCCCCGGAAGCGCTGAAGATAAATTAAGATTTTATAATTTACCTTTTTTAGATAAATTGGATGAATTGTTAGCTGAAACGAGAGTTGAGAAACTCGAATCCGAAGGCAGAGTATCTATGTTTCCTGTTAACTTTGCGCGCGGCATGAATTGGACTTCTAAGTGCATTATCTTAGATGAAGCGCAAAATTCCACAGAAAAGGAAATTACTACTGTTTTGACCAGAATGGGCAAACACAGTAGATGCTTCATTTTAGCAGATCCTATGCAGACTGACATAAAAAATGATAGAATATCCGGTGGGTTTTCCACTATGTATAAAACATTTTCAGATGAAGAAAGTAAAGAACACGGAGTCTATACGTTCGAATTTACAGAAGAAGATATAATGAGATCAGAATTAGTGAAGTTCTTAATAACTAAACTTAATGAGCGAAAAGAATATAATAACGATATGGTCTGGAGGCCTTCTGGTTAGAATTTTTAAAAAAGTGTAATTATTAAAACTATGAGTATGTGGAGTTCAGGACATGGAAAATTTATAAAGAAAGACCCAAATCACGGATGGCTTTGGAAAAAAATTAAACACTGGTTTTGTAAGGTGGGACTGTGCAATTTAAAGACATGTAAATGCTCTTGTCATTCTGACAAATGCTGTGGCAAAAATTGCGGATGCCACTAATCCATAAAATCATGTAATTTGTGTGCAATTTCATTTATTTTAATTGCGTGCTCCCAAACTGCGTCTTTTTGGCCTTTAGATTTCTGAATATTTATTATTGCTAAAGATTTATCACCTATTTCTCTTAGTAGGCCTTTTACATCTTGTTTTTCTCTGGCTTGACTTTGCATTTTTTTTCCTTTTTCTTTTTGTTTTTGCGGGCGAATCTTTCTCTGGCTCCAAAACACCCGCTTTATAAACCTCTCCTTCTTTATACTTTCCCCTCTCTAGTTTTCTCCATTTGCAATGATTATATAAAAATCTACTTAATGTGTTAGCAAATTTATAGACCTCCTGTTCTGTCGCATCCCAAAAAAAAGCATGAGTAAATTCATGTATTGAAGTGTTAAGTTCTGATTGTTTAGTTAAATATGGATTAATGTGAATTCTGGGGTGTTTTCCTTGCGGATCTGAGCAGGTTCCATCTGCGTCCCCATAATGTCTAGAATTGGGCTTGTGGAAAAGAACTTCATATTTTATGCCATTATTATTATTAAAAGTAAAGTTTCTTCTTTTTTTTCTCCTCCTAGGCATGGAATTTATCCTCTTCAAAGTATTACATTTAAAAATAGAACTTGGTACATTAAATGTGTAAAAAAATAGAATTTATGCTCTTTCCTAGAGATTATATAAGATGTTATGAAAATTTATTGCCCAGAATGCGGAAGCCCAGCAAACTATACTAACAAAAAACCTAACTTTTGCTCATCCTGTGGATATTCCTATATCAAAGGTGAAGCTCTTGCGTCTGAGCATGTAGACGAAAACGTAGAGCAGGGAGAGGTTACAGAACAAAAAAGTAACACTATAGGAAGCCTAAACAAACTCAGTGTAGAAATACAAGCGGACGAATATAAAGGTATAGAAATACAAAGGGTCGTACAGCCAGTAGAAGCAGGAACAGGACCCACCATCAAACAAAAGAGACAGGGGCCACCACCGGGGCTTAAAGAAGGAAACATACAAGATCAATTTCAAAAAGAAGCGGGAGCCTTAAAGAAGAAAAATTCCTAGCCCCGTAATGAAAAAAGATCAGCCAAAGCCGACATTCGAGGATAGCATTGTCGCAATAAATACAGAAATTATTAAAAGAAGGGGGAAGTGGAATCTAACAATTTTAGCTTGGATGGATTTCGAAGATGTCGCTCAAATCTTAAGAATACATATATATAAAAAATGGCATCTTTACGATCCCTCTAAGCCACTTGCTCCTTGGATAAATAGAATAATATCTAATCAAATAAAAAATCTTATAAGAAACAATTATGGAAATTATTGTCGACCATGTTTAAAGTGCGCTGCAGCAGAAGGTATAGATCTATGTTCTATATATGGAAAACAAGATGGGAATTGTCCTCTCTATGCTAATTGGGAAAAAACAAAAAAATCAGCCCATGACGCAAAGCTCCCCTTATCCTTAGAAGACCATTCTCAAGAAGTTTTTAATAAACCTGCGGACGGAATAAATATCGAAGATGCTGGGAAAAAGCTACATAAAGAAATGAAGAAGACCCTAAAGCCGGTAGAATGGACGGTATACGAACATCTTTATGTCAATAATAAAAATGAAAATGAATTAGCAAAAATAATGGGTTATAAGACTACTGAAAAAAATCGCTCTCCGGGATATAAACAAATTAAAAATATCAAAAAGGCTATAATCAAAAAGGTAAAAAGGGTTTTAGATAAGGGGGACATAGATTTATTTTAAATGGAAAATATTCTTACAGAAGAGCAAGAGCAAAGGATCTTAGATAAGTGGAACTCCACCCCTAACGATCCCCCACCCTTATTGGATCTAATAAATGCAGCGTTTCCAGATAAAAACGTAGACGGTAGAAGCAAAGAGGGCAGAGCAGTTAAGGCTTTCTTGGCGTCGAAAAACATAAAGGCCAGAGGGGCTCATGAATACCAAGCTAAGGGGAAAATAGAAATGACGGATGAACAGAAAGAGTTCGTTATCAATAACGCTGGAACGATGAAAGCTAATGAGCTTTCCAGAATAATATTCAAAAACAATGAATTAGGCCCTTTAAGTCAAGAAACTAGAACTGTAAATGAGTTCCTTAAAACTGTAGATATTGATACTTATCAAGATGTAAATGATATACCAACAGAAGAGTATAAACCCCCCAAGACTTTTGACAAGACAATATATAGAATAAATAAATACATTCACGAAAAGATAGAAAAAAATAAATTAACCCCTAAAAGAAAAAGGGATGTAGCAGCGGTCATAGGTTACTTATCTACCTATAGATTTATTCATCAGATCAATACATATGCAACTGAAGAGGACAGGAACCTTTTTGAAAGTAGCTTTATTAGATATACCAATGATAAATGTGACCTAACACAAGAAGAAGTAGATCAATATATAGTATTATCCACGGAGGTAGTTATAGCCTCTGGTATTCAACGCAGAATAAACAGGCTGAGCACCTTACTTGATGCCACCGCAGATGACTCAGATGGAAGAAGAATGTCTATGAGCTTGGTAGATGCTATTGGTAACTCCCAAACAGAATATAATCAATGTATTAATAGGCAAACTAAATTATTAGGAGATCTTAAAGAAAAAAGAAGTGATAGATTAAAAAACCAAATTAGAGAAAACGCCAGTATCCTAAACCTAGTAGAGATGTGGAAAGACGAAGAGTCTAGAAAGAAATTAATTCGCCTCGCAGAGATGAGGAAAGAGGCAGTTAAAAAAGAAGTAGAGAACATTTCTTCTATGGACGAGCTTAAAGCTAGAATTTTAGGTTTAACAGAAGAAGAGGTAATAGATGATTAGCTGTAAAATCTGCGGAAAAGAATTTGAATCAGACAAACAACTTCATTCTCATTTAAGAGCTCACAAGTTGAGGATGGCTGAATATTATCAAACATATTTTCCTCGTTACGATAAACATGACAATAAGATAATCAAATTTAAAAATAAAAAACAATATTTTGAATCTGATTTCAATTCTAGAACTAATTTAAGATTATGGCTTAAGTCTATTACGGAAGAAGAGGCAAAAGAATATTGTACGGAATTTTTATCCAACAGAAAAGAACAAAAGGAATTAATTTACTCGCCAACACAGGTTGAATTGAGATCCTTAACTTCTCCTCCGATTCAATACTTTGATGAGCTTTTCGGCTATGATGGTTATTATAAATTATGTAACTCTTTAGGATATAAAAACAAACATAAAACATTCAAGGAAATAATTGCCAGCGAAGAATATAATGATCCAGAATATGTTGTGTTCGTGGATACGAGAGAACAAAAGCCTCTTAAGTTTGAAAAGAGAACCATACAGGTTAAAAAATTAGATTATGGTGACTATGCATTTAGCGATAGCGAGGCCAGTTGCAATTGTCATATAGAAAGAAAATCTTTACCTGATTTTATAGGAACTATGAGCGCCGGATATGAAAGATTCAACAACGAAATAGAAAGAGCAGTAGAAGAAGAAGCTTATCTAGTAGTGCTTGTCGAAGAAACTCTCTCTAAGGCTTCGAGCTTTCAATTTTTGCCCTACATATCCAAAAAAATAAAAGCCACCCCAGAGTTTATATTTCATAGAGTAAGAAGCCTAATACAAAAGTACCCTAATGTTCAATTCTTATTTGTGGACGGAAGAAAAGAATCATCTAGGGTAATGGAAAAGATTTTCACTAGTGGATGTGTCTTTAAGCAGATTGATTTGCAATTAGCTTACGATTTAAAAAAATTATAACATGTGGTATTCCCCAGAAAAATATAAAAAAGGTATAACGAATGTTAATGAAGAGCTACTTTCTTTAAAGGGCGAATTACCCAGTAAAGAAGCCAAGATTTCTTTAGCTAGATTCTTAAGTTCTAACCTAGGCATGACCACGGAGTTAATATCTGGAATAAAATTAGCACCATTCCAAGAAATAACTTTAAAAGGTTTGATGAATAGAAATTTTAGTATGTGTGTTTGGGGTCGTGGTTGTGGCAAAACGTTTATAGCTAGTATATTTTGTTTTTTACAATGCATCTTTAACCCCGGTACAAAAATACTGATTGCTGGCCCGACGTTTAGAACTGCGAGGTTTATTTTTAATAACCTAGAGAATATAGTAGAATCTAAAGGAGCAGAGTTATTGGCTCAAGCATTTGGAGCTAAATCAAAAAGAAATGATCAATACGAATGGAAAATAAATGGGGGCTCCATAACAGCCATCCCCCTTAACGGAGAAAAAATTCGTGGTTTTAGAGCTAACGTTTTAGTTCTTGATGAGTTTCTTTTGCTTCCTGAAGATTTAGTTAATACAGTTCTTATGCCATTCCTAGTTGCCCCACAAAATATGAAAGAGCGACTTGCGATAAGGGAAGTGGAAGATAAACTCATAAAAGAGGGCTCCATGAAGGAGGAAGACAGGATGGTTTTTGAAAATAATTCTAAGATGGTCGCATTGTCTTCTGCCTCTTATACATTCGAGAATCTTTACAAAACATATAAAGAATGGGTGGCTAACATTTACGAAAAAGAACAAACCGGAGATGCTACTTATTTTATTTCACAGATGGGATATGAAGCGCTACCGAAAGAGATGATAGATCCCGTTATCATTGAAGAGGCGCAGGCAGGAGGCATTTCAAATTCATCTTTTCAACGTGAGTATTGTGCTCAGTTCACTGACGGCTCAGATAGTTACTTTAGCGCTAAAAAAATGCACATGTGCACCATACCAGATGGTGAGTCTCCAACTACAAAAATTAACGGAGAAAAAGGAAAAAAATATATAGTAGGTATTGACCCTAGCTTTTCTAATAGTCCAAGCTCTGACTTTTTTGCTATGTCCGTATTGGAGTTGGATGATGAAACCCAACAATCTACCCTAGTACACAGCTATGCAGTCGCGGGCGCAGACCTTAAGGATCACATAAAATACTTTACCTACATAATGGAAAGCTTTAATATAGAGATGGTAATCATTGATAATGCCGGCTTTCAATTCTTAGATAGCTGTAACGAATCTCCAGATTTTAAAAATAAAATAAATCTTTTTGATTTTAATAGCGACGCAGAAGGGGTAGATTATGATAAGATGCTAAGGCAGGCAAGAAGGCAGTATAATAAACAAAATGGAGCAATAGCTTTTAAACAGGTATTCACCACTTCATTTATAAGAAAGGCCAATGAGCATCTACAGGCCAATATAGATCATAAGAGAATTTGGTTCGCTTCTAGAACTACGGCTAATAACCACGAATTCCAAAAAGCCTCATCACAAAGAATTAGCTTAAAATTACCAGCTACAGAATCCATACTAGATCATATAGAAAACCAAGACAATTTAGTATATCAAACCAAAAAACAGTGTGCGCTATTAGAAGTTAAAAGTACGGCTAAAGGCACGCAAACATTTGATTTGCCACAGCATTTAAAAAGAAACACTTCCGCCAGTAGAGCGAGAAAAGATAATTATACCACTCTTATGTTAGCCAATTGGGCTGTTAAAGCATATTATGATATCATGTCCACTAAGGTGGAGTCGGGAGAGACTTTTACTCCCACAATGATTTAATAAAGTGTAATTTTAGTCAAAATGAACGAAAAAGGCCCAAAAAATACAAACGCTTCAAAAAAGAGCGCAACAACTAGGAAAAGGACCAAAAAAGCCCCGACGGAAGAGGCTAATGCCAGCAGCATGTCTTTTCCCTTGATGTCAGGGGGGTCAGAAATTCATGCGTCTAGCTCTACAGATACCACGAGCAGAAGAAATCGAGCAGGTTCAATCCATAGAACTGATAGATTTAGAAATATAGAAGACGGTTTAGTGCCGTTTCATTATTCTTCTGGGATAACCAATAAGTCTAACTTAAACGTTAGGGACGCGGTTATGTTGTGCCAAAAGGCTTATTATAATTTTGCAATTTTTAGAAATACCATAGACCTCATGACTGAGTTTTCTATAAGCTCTATTTATTATCGGGGTGGAAGCAAAAAATCTAGAGACTTTTTTGAAAGTTATTTTAAGAAGATAAACATCTGGGAATTACAAGATAAATTCTTTAGAGAGTATTATCGGTCGGGAAATGTATTTTTATATAGACTTGAGTCAGATCTACAGAAAAAAGATATAAACAAAATTACTAAAACGTTCGGCGGAACATCTAATGCGAAAATTTCTTTACCCTCTAGATATATTATTTTAAATCCAGCAGATATACAAATTGCAGGTTCAGCCAGTTTTGCTACGGGAAATTATTTTAAGGTACTCACCGATTATGAGCTAGATAGAATAAGAAACCCGAGGACAGAAGAGGATGAACAAATCTTAAACAATCTAGATCCAGATGTAAAAGAGCAAGTTAATAAAAAATCTAACAGTTTAGTTCTTTTGCCCCTAAACAGCAACAAAATAAATGCAGTCTTTTACAAAAAACAAGACTATGAACCGTTCGCTATCCCCATGGCTTATCCAGTTTTGGGAGACTTGAACTGGAAAGAAGAAATGAAAAAGATGGACATGGCCATCACCAGAACCACTCAGCAAGCTATCCTTTTGGTAACTATGGGAGCAGAGCCAGACAAAGGAGGGGTTAATCAAAAAAATCTACAAGCCATGCAGAACCTTTTCCAGAACGAATCTGTAGGCAGAGTTTTAATCGCAGATTATACCACAGAGGCTAAGTTTGTTATTCCAGACATTGCATCTATTCTTGACCCGAAGAAGTATGAAGTTGTAAACAGAGATATTCAAATTGGATTGAATAATGTTTTTGTCGGATCTGGAGAGAGATTCGCAAACCAAAACATTAAAGTAGAAATCTTTATCGGAAGATTAAGGCAAGCTAGACAAGCTTTTATAAATGAATTTTTATTACCAGAGATTAAAAGAATATCTAAACAGATCGGTTTTAAGAATTTTCCAAGGCCAGAGTTCGAAAGAATTTCTTTAAAAGATGACACTAATATTTCTAGAATATATAATAGGCTAATTGAAATTGGCGTACTCACCCCAGAGGAGGGCGTAACAGCCATAGAAAGCGGTAAATTGCCCGATGCAGAAATGTCGGTACAGAACCAAGAGGCATACAAGAAACTGCGCGACAAGGGCCTTTACGAGCCAGTAACGGGCGGTCCTTACACTCAGGTAAAGTTAGGAAAGATGAGTTCTGAAGTCAAGAAAGAAACTAGCTTTCAGCCCAGTCAACCCAGTAAAGAGGCTGGAAGGCCAGCGGGAACGAAGTCCCCGCAAACAACTAAAAATGTTAAACCTATTGGTGAATCTAAAAATGGTACGCCGCCTAAATCCGTAGCATCTTTTAGCTTATCAAAGGTAACCGATAATTTAATACTAGCTAGCTCGCTAAATAAACTTGTTGAAGCAGAATTGAGAAAGCAAAACAAAATTAAAAGGCTTAACAAAAAGCAAAAAGAAGTTGCTGAAGGAATCGCTTCGGTAATTATAGCTAATGAAGACCCCAATAATTGGAAAAAGAAAGTAAGCGCTTACGTCAAGAAACCTGTTGACACAAATCAAGAAAGAATCGATGAGATTCAAGAAATAGCTGTAGAGCATCAAGTTGATCAATATCTAGCTAGTATTCTTTATGTAAGCAAAACATAAAAGGATACAAAATGTCTAGAGCTAGAATATCTTATAACGTACAGGATCTTCTCATAGGGAATCCTTTGGGTAAATATGAGGATCCAGATTATTATGGAGGTTATATATCCAAGGATAACGGCTTGGTTGCTTGGTATGATTTTTCAGATATATCGACCCTTAGAATGTCTCCATATGATGGATCGGGAGGGACGACGGCTGGTCACGTACTTTGGGGTATAGACGACAAGGCTGGCGCGCTTGTCGGCTCAACAAATATGGCTGCGAGTAGCACCGACCGTTCCCCCACTATTGATCCACAATATAAAATAAATAATAGAACTGCTGCATTTTTTGACGGTTATAACGATGTTATTCAGGGCACGCTTAACGAATCATTTAGTGATGGACACACCATATTCGTAGTAGCTGAACCGAGATGGTCTGACCTTGGATCAGGCACAACCTACACGCACGGGCTAATAGGAATTGATCACGCTGGATATGCTTCGATAGCGCAGAGAGGCATAGGTATAAATCGGGGTTCAAGTGGTTATGGTACTTTTGGTTGGTTCGGGCAACCTGATGGTAGTTCATCAACCAGAACTTTTTCTACTTCTCCATCTCATCCTCACGTAGCGAATGAACCACCCTTATGGAAGCCTCACGTATATATGCATTCTTGGAATAATGCAACTAATCATACAAATACAATATTAACAGTAGATGGCTTACCGGCATCGACAACGGCGGGAACGCCAAGCTATACTTCGGACTCTTGGCATTATGTTACAATAGGTCAATCAACGAAATTCTTTCACGGCTTAATAGGCGAAATACTAATATTTAACAGAGTCTTACCCTCTAACGAAAGAAAAAGCATAGAGAATTTTCTAGAAAACAAATGGGGAATAAAAAGCCTTCACGTCGAAGACTCCTCTGTTTATCCCTTCGAAACCTTGTCGCCAACACCTTTCGGTTCTCATTTTGAAATCCCCCAAAGGATAAATAGGGTGCAGAGTTTTCAGTATAACTTCAGTCAAGAGAGGCAAGACCTGAGTATCTTAGGCAAGACTCATTCTTTGTCACGTAAGGCAAAATCTCCGACCCTAATAGACGGAAGTTTTTCTTATGTAATAGAGGGAGGGCAGAACGAGCAGAAAATTGGCTTTAATATAAAAGACCAAGTATCATCAAATACATCCAAAATAAATTTTATAAAAAACTTCTTAGATGAATCAAGATATTATGATGGAAGAAATATATATGTCGTAAGTAATAAAACTGATGAAGATATAAGAGAGCAACACTCAAACTACCCAGTAAACGTAACGTCTCTAAGTCAGCTACATGACGTAATTGATCCAAATATAAATCGATATTCTTTATTATGCTTACAGGATTGTTATGTTAATAGTTATTCGTTAAAATTATCCGTCGGGGATTTTCCTACAACAGATATTGGTTTCTCTGCTTGCAATGCAACCTTCTATGCTTCTGGTAGTGGATTCTGCGCTCCTAGATTTAACAAAGAAACAAACAAAGAAGAACAAACCAACAAACAATTAATCATCCCTAAACATTACGAAGAAAGTTCTCCTGAGCTTTCTCATCCTTTGAGAACCTTTTCTGCGGGAGATCTCAATCTTAAAATAAATAAACTAAAAAATATTTATACTTCAGATTTTAGTACGGCTGCTGGCGGCAGTCCCGTAGAGGGTTGGATAATTAGCCAATTAACAGCTAATGCTGGAAGTACATACGCTGATGAATCAAACGTTTTAAAACTACAGGGTAATGGTAATAATACGCAGCATTATATACATTATGCCAATCTTTTTCCTGAAAAAAATAAAAAATATAGATTGTCTTTTAAAATTTATATAAAAGACCTTACGAGTATTACTCAGGTTCGTTTTCACGATGAGATTGGATATCAACAAGCGGTAGGCCATGCAGGTTATGCAGACAGACCTGCCGGACTGGATATTAGAATAAGCAAAAGGGGCGAATGGGTGGATTTTGTATCAGACCCCTTTGTAATTGATGCTTCAAGTCCAAATACAACTTTATATATTTTTACTCACAATAATACTTTTGGCTACCCTTATCAGGGTAGTACCGATGATGACTTTGGTTTAAAAGATATTGTAATAACAGAATTAAATGACGAAGAATCTCCAAACTTTCATTCGTATCCGGTAGAGTCTTTTGACGTAGACATGACCCTAAATAGAGATAATGGAATTCATTATTTAGGCAATAAAAGGTCTAGCGACATGCCTATTCAATTCCCGATTGAAATCAATGCGAATATAGAATTGATACCTAGTGGCACATCCTCTGGATCTTTTGAAAGCGTTTTCACGAATGACAATTTATATGATATATCAATAACCGCGAAAAAAGATGGAACTGGAATACAACCAGATATTAATTTAACTTATGATCTTGTGGGCTTCAATTTAGATAGTGTATCCGAAAGCATAAATGTAGGAAGCAACAATTCTTTGAGTTTATCATTAAGCACTCAAATTGATACAGAAGACTTGACAAAGGGATTCTTCATGAGCGGTACAATATCTGAACTCGAACATAATTTAATTAATTCTGATGGTGATACATTAACGGATTCTTCCAGTAATCCTTTGGTTTATAGTAATCACCCTTTATTTTAATGTGTAATTTAGGATAGGAATATGGCAAACGTACGGTTAAGGGACTTAAATCCAGCAAAATTTCTATATGATATAGATGTTGATGGCGATGCATTGATCGGTGGAAAAATCGGTATAGGCACTGGGGGCAGCATATCAGACAGTCTAGAGGTCGCTGGTGGAGCAATACGGATTAGCAATGTAGGATCTGATAAAAAAATACATTTTTTTCGGACTGGCGGAAACGAATTTAGCTTTGAGCATGATACCACTAGTTTTTATGTTTATAATAGGACTACCTCGAAAGAGCTTTTTACAATTTTAAATGGTGGAAATGTTGGGATTAATAACGGCTCACCCGGCACTAATTTCGTCGTAACACACGCTGGCACAGATGGCGCTGAGTGCGCAAGGTTTGGTAGCACAACCAATGGTTTGGTTTTTGGAACAGACCATAGTAATAATTTCGGCTACATTCAGGGAACAGACACGAGTGGTAGCTCTTATAATGGAATAGGATTAAGAGCTTCTGCGAATTACGAATTTACAATTAAGAGTAATAGTTATATTACTTTAGGAGGAGTCTCAGAAGTAGAGAATACCCATGTAATGATTCAGGGCGACGCCCATGGAGACACTTTAAAAACTTACGTATGTCTTTACAAATCTGGAGGGGCAACCAATAAAAAAGCTTGGGCAGTAGGAACAAGTGATCTTGGACAGACAGGCCAAAGTTACTTCAATGTTAAATCTCTAAACGATGATGGAACAGATAGTGGTACATTTTTTGCCCTTAATGATAATGGCGCTAATTGCGAACTCAAATCGAAAAATGGAAGTAATTGTGCCATTTATTTGACCTCCCCAGCTAACGACACCAATGTTATATTAAACTCCAAAGGTGGCACTTCAGTGTCCGGGGGAAGTAGCTGGTATCTTTATGCTGGTAGCGGAAGTGATAATGATTTTAGAATTTTTAGAAGTGCTAACGACACAGGCGAAGCAAGTAGTCCAAACCTTGCGCTAAGAAGTACTTCCTCGGGAACAGGGGCACCGGGCGGTGTGTTTGTCGGCACAACTACCACCTCGGGAGGCGGAATAACTTGGAACAGCAAAGCTAGGATGCTTAAGGTACAAAGCGACACCAGCGTTGGTTCTGGTGCGGCGGCGGGCATTGTTTTATATAATGCAGATAATGGAAATCATAGTAAGTCTTGGGCAATGTATACTTACGGAACGGGCACGTCTAGCAGGTTGGCTATCCAGTACGGGGATGAAACCGCTAGATATACAAGAATGGATGCGTATGGCACTTGGGCCTATAGGGGCGGAGTACAGCAGACTGCATTTTGGGATTATAATAGCACAACGAACAATGGAACTGACATTAAATATTTACATCTTAAGACTAATATCAAAAAAGGTGATAGTACTATGTTCCATATAATATTTGAAGGTTATACTTTTAATAGTAATACTACAAACGAAAGAATAATAAATTCTGCATGCGCTGGTTATATGTATAGCGCTGCGGCCAACGACGATAGTCCGGGGCAAACAGAAATAACAAATTCGAATGGAACAAATGTTATTCATATAGATTCTATGTACGCCACTTCTCCGGGTGATGGAGAATATTTAGTAATTGTTTTAAAACTGCCAAGGGCCACTCAGTATTATTGTGGCATTACTGCACGAGCTAATATGGCAAATCCTAATGGGAGAGGCAAGATAGTAGAAGTCTTAAATGAATCTCTGACGACTAGCACCGCAGAAGTTTGGTAATTAATTAGACTTATCAATTTATTATTATTATAATGTTCTATGAGCGATCAAAAAGAACCGAAGATGAACGTGGAAGAGGCCTTTAATACTATCGTTAATTTAGTAAGGCAATCTAAGCTTAATTGGGAAGAGCACAGGATGGTGGATGTAGCCGTGAATACAGTCTTAGATGAATTAAATAAAAAATCTGCTCCAGCTTCAAAAGAAAAGAAATGATGGATCAAGAAAACAATCCTTATGGAGAAGACAAGATCGGAGAAGATCTTGGCACGTATTGGCATGGAGAACCGGATATCTCTATGCCGGATATGCCCATGCCTGTTCCCCCAAAGGCTCCCGAGAAAAATCAAGATCAATGTGATGTAGCTTTTAAATTTGCTTTCGTTGGAGCGGGCCAAGGAGGTTCTAGGATAGCAGAGGCTTTTTATAAATTGGGTTATAGAAAAATTTCCGCAATCAATACCGCTCAACAGGATTTAAATACAATTCGATTAGATCATAAACTTTGCATCGGAGAAGGCGGAGCAGGAAAAGATCCAACTGTTGCAGAAAGATGTTATGCAGAGAGGGAAGAAGATGTTTTGGATTTTATGTATGATTCTTTTGGCGAGGACATAGATAGAATTTTTGTTTGTGCTGGTGCAGGGGGTGGTTCTGGAGCGGGTACAGTTTGCCCCTTGGTCCATACGGCTAGAGAAATGCAGATTTCAGTTAAAGCGCCCACGGAGAAAGTAGGAGTAATTTTAGCTTTACCGAAACAATCCGAAGGTAAAAAAGTGAATGCAAACGCTCATAAAACATTAGCAAAAGTTTGGCAACTTGTTGATGAGGGTATTGTTTCTCCATTAATTATTTTAGACAATGAAAAAATTAGTCAACTTTATCCCAATCTGGCGGTTGGTCCATTTTGGAAGACCGCAAACAGAAGCATTGCTGGTCTTTTTCATCTATTTAATCATACGGCGATAAAAGATAGTAGTTATTCAGCTTTTGATTCTAATGATTTTAAACAAATTTTAGATTCTGGTTTTATACTCTTCGGGGCAGCGCCAGTCGATAATTGGCAAGACTCAACTAATATTTCTAGAACGGTCAGAGAAAATTTAAAAAATAATGTTTTATGCGGAAACATCGATTTGTCTAGCGGTAATTCTGCTGGCGTTGTGATGATCGGTGGAGAGCAAGTATTGAATAATATCCCACAAAAAAGCCTAGATAGAGCATTTGGGCAGTTCACTAGATTATTAAGAAAAGGGAGCGTAGTCCATAGGGGTATATATAGTAGTGACAAACCTAATTTAATTGTGTATACAGCTATAGGCGGATTGGGTCGTCCAGATAATAAATTAAATGAATTACATTCTCTGGGTGATCTCGATTAAATTTTTGAATTTTGTCAAATCGTCTTTTATTATATAACAAGGAAATATATTATGGCAGCAAAAAATAATGAAGTAAAACCGGGTTGGAAAACTACGGAATTTTGGTTAACGAGTCTCGTTGCGTTGGCATCAATCTTATGGGGTGCAGATATCCTAGATCCTGATGGAATTGGAACAGCTAACAAAGTCTTTGGCTTTGTAGTTGCAGCGCTCGGAACAGTTGGATATACTGTCTCTAGAGGCCTAGCCAAAGGCAAGTGATGTCGTGGCTAGTAGCCTTAGTTAAGGCTGTACTAGAGTGGCTAACAGCCGAAGTAAAAAAAGACACTAAGGCGAGTGACGCCGACGCAATACCTGAAGCTACAAAAAGAAGTTGGGCTGACAGGATAAAAGAACAACAAGCCAAAATGGAAGAGCAAAGGAAAGAAAATGAAAAAAATTCTGACGTTAACTAGTTTGGTTATTTTTCTGACTGGATGCGGAAGCACCCGTGTTGTTTTTGTCGACACCCAGACGGATTTAGTAAGATTAGGCCCTGACGTAACTGGAAAAGTATACGTAAATAAAAACGGAGAGTGGGTTTTATCAAAGAAAAAAGTTAAATTACCAGAAGGCTGGTATGCGGGAGGCATCCCGATGAATGATTAATCTAAAAATATTTATCGTTTCATCATCTCGCGCTAGTGTAATTAATTTTGCCTAGCGCATTTTTTACGGAGACCATATTATTATGAGCGAAGAGAAAAGGACACCAGAGGAGATCGCAGCAGATCTAGAGATGAAGCAAGCCGAAATCAAAGAGAAGCTTGCGGAAATTAAAAAAACCGAAGCCGAAACAAAAAAGGTCGAGATGGAAGCTGGAAAAGCTCAACTCGAATTTGAAAAAGCTTATAGGACTAGACAAAAAGAAGCAAATTCAGATGATGAAAATTTTCTTTATAGGTTCTCTAAAGACGTAAGTCATAACTCTGTAGAAGCTTGCATGAGCAAACTGACTCAATGGCATAGGAAAGATCCAAAATGCAAAATTGAAATTGTTTTTTCTTCCCCCGGGGGGAGTATTATTGATGGTTTTGAGTTGTTTGATTTTATACAAGACCTTAGAAACAAAGGTCATCATATAACAACTGGCTCTTTAGGTATGGCTGCATCTATGGCCGGTATCCTTTTACAAGCTGGTGATGTTAGATGGATTGGTCACCAAGCGTGGATGATGATTCATAGAGCAGCTTTCGGAGCGATAGGTAAAACTTACGAAGTGGAAGATGAAGTTAAACTTGTCAAAAGAATAGAAGAAAGATGTCTTGATATTTTTGTGTCTCGTTCTAAATTAACAAAAATTAAAATCAAAAGAAATTGGGATCGTAAAGACTGGTGGATTGATGCAGATGAATGTTTAGAGCTTGGTTTAGTAGATGAAATTAAGGCTATGATGCCAGAGCATCGCCTAAATAAAGATAATTAACTTACCTAGATAAACCCCCATGAAAAAGAAAGGCGTAAAAAACGCAACTACTATGCGTTTATATAATTCTGTTCCAGAGCACTTAAATATAGTTTGGGGCAAAAAATATTCTTTGAAAGATAGAAGTCCAACTATAGCTTTAATTATATTTCTTATACTGATGTTATGTAGTTTATCTTTTTTAAGTGTAATGAAAAAAGATGAGAGTTCTGTCGAAAATAAAGGAGAATCTTCAAACTCTATTGAAGAAGTTAACAAATCATACGGTAACGATTTATACATCAGTATTAGTAGCGATGCTAATAACGATGTTATTTTACGGTAAGCGTATAGACGATACTTCTAAGCATCTAAAAAAACAGCAAGAAGATGCAATATTAATTTACGAACTTAAGAGTTCTAATAAAGATATGGAAGAGTATCTAAAATTCCAAGGAGAAGTTATTTTTAAGCAAAGACAAGACTTGGAAAAAGTTGATCAAGTTTTTAGGCAACAAAATGATTTAATTAATCGACTCATATTAAAATTAAAAGAGTTAGATCAGTGGCCGCCAAAAGAAAACAAAGAAAACAAAGATAATAGAGGAGGAAGCTTAGCCGATTTCTCGATTTAGTTTTCAAAAAGAAAGGAGCACTTTTTGAAAAACAGGATTGTAGTTTTAGATAAAAACGCGCATTGGTTTTGTAAAGAGGAGAATGCCAAGTTTGCATTTCAAGATAAGCTTGGTCATTGGTGGCTTATAAACAAAAACGAAACGGGGAAAGAAAATACTAAAAAGGAAAAAGAAAAAATGAGTTGCGGACTTCCACCTACCTTTGATTACAAGGAACTATTTTTGAAAATATTTTATGCTATGCTGCTTGGTTCTAGTATAGGTCTTAATATATTTTTTATAATAAATGAAATATTTTAAATCTATAGCCTTTTCGTTTTTCATGTCTTTATACTTAGGCATGTTCATAGGCTGTAGTACATTTGATCGTCATGACACAAATTCAGAAGGTTATTATGAAGAACATTTTTATTCATGCGGGCCAAAAGCTTTGGAGAAAGCGCTTAAACAATTCGATCAAAACGTAGACAGAGAAGAGATAAGTAAATTTATACAGAACAACCCTAGACCACTTATAGAATTATTATCTTTCTTTGAAAAAGAAGCTATTCAAATAACTTGGCCTTGCGACATAAAAAGGGTGGCTAAAAAATACGGATATGAAATTGTATCTTTAAAAGAATTTAATAAATTAAATCCTAAAGCAGACGTGGCTTTAGTATTAGTAAATAGTAAATTAAATAATTATCACTGGCTTTGTTTCCCTGTAGACAAAAATATAAAGGAATATTTCGGCCCGAGAACAAAAGTCAGTAAAATTTATCTTTTGAAAAAAAAATAACATTTAAACCTTTTTCTCCCTATAATATATCAAATATATAGGTGTAAGGAACCTTAATAGGCGTAAGGTTTAATGGCGAAATTCGATCTCTTAAATTTACCTTTCTTGGGTCATGGTTATGATGGCCCAGAAAGGAGAAGCGTAGGCTATACAGGGCAAGCCGAAAGGTCCTGTGACGGTCTTTACGCCTATCATCCTTTTATATTGTCCCATAATCCCGCATCCCCGGGGTCTCCTAGCACAGTGGGCACAGTAAGGAACGTAAGAGATCAAGTTTTTAGAGGAAGCGGGGTAGCTCCCGGTATGGACGAATGGTCTAATTCTGGAGAATTCTCTTCGAGACCTTTCGACGCAGATCTTTCAAGGCAATACAACCCATTTGGACTAGGCCCTATGCCGAAGCTGGGAAGATATTATAGTTCTAAATGTGGATTGTTTGTACCTACCACCGAGGATACTTATGGGGATCTGATTTCTGGATGTTCTCAAATACCATCTATGAGCGGTCAAAGAACCATGGCGGATAAAAATTCTTCTGGCTATCATACTTGTTTTGATGAGACCGATTTATTCCCTCCGCCCATAGGGAATTATAATAAAATTGCTGGAGGTTTTGCCTGTCATGCTTATGGCCCTCAGAGAGAACGGCATCCTTGGATGACTCTTAATGGAGAGTATAATCATATATATTCGATAGGGTCTCAAGGCGGAGAGTGTGCGGATAGTGGTTTCTATGTAGAGAACATAGATGATTCTTATATTTGGTATTGGACAGGCGCAACTCATACTCATGGCGCAGGTCACGCTGCTCCAATTATTTCAAATATGGCTACGGAAGGGGGAGAATTAACTTTCTTTCCTAGGAGTGGAATAAATGCAGACGCATATAAAATAAGATTCGAATGGAATGAATACGAAGCAAATCAATTAGAGCCTCATATTTTCAAAAACCATTTTATAACTGGATCTTATCGACCCCCTCATAGAAATTATACAGTGGGTATGAACAGGGCGAATTGTTGTGGTTACGTTCACAAAGTAAGAACTATGACCACTGGTTTTGTTATTTATTCTGGTGACCAAAGCGAAGGGGTGGATGGATTAACTGGTGGATTTTTATACGACCATAGAGGAAACAAAATTACTAGCCCTAATTGGTTAAACAATTTAGGAAATTGGGGAACAGAAGAGCAACACGAAAAAGAAAAATTTCTTACATCAGGCATAGACATTCCTTATCCCCATGGAATAGGATTAGGAGAGATAAATGAAACTCAGTTTTTCTGTGGGCTTTGCGGCCAAGATGATCCAGACGTTAATTTCAACGCTCCTTGGGTTAAATCTTGCGCACAAATATTTCCTCATGATAATAAATGTTGGCCAATGTGCATGGTGAATGTTAGCAAGGCGACAGTAGATTATTACAAAAGTGGTTGTTATATTGGTCAAACAAATTATTTAAATATAGCTAATGAATTATGCATAGATCCGCTTAGGCCTTCCCCGACACCAACCTCGACCCCAACGCCTACGCCGTCTGTAACTCCATCTAATACGCCTACGCCAACTCAAACTCCGTCTAATACGCCATCTAGGAGCATAACTCCTAGTAATACGCCATCAAATTCTCCATCAAATACGCCGAGTAATACCCCATCGAATACCCCTTCTAATAGCCCTTCGAACACCCCTCCGAATAGCCCCTCGAACACCCCAAGCAATACGCCGAGTAATACCCCAAGTAATACGCCTAGTAATACTTCACCTCCTCCGTCGCAAAGTAACACGCCATCGAATACACCAAGTAATACCCCGTCAAATAGCCCGTCGAATACACCAAGCAATACGCCTAGCAATACACCCAGCAATACCCCATCGACATCGATACCACCCACGCCGGGAGCGTCACCGTCAAACACGCCTTCGAATACGCCGTCAAACACTCCGTCTAACACGCCGAGTAATACACCTAGTAATACCCCGAGTAACACGCCTAGTAATACCCCCTCAAAAACTGTCCCTGTTTTCCCTCCGCCACCATCTCAGTCGCCTAGTAACTCGCCCTCGAATACCCCGTCGAGTAGTCCGTCGAACACCCCGAGCAATACTCCGAGTAATACGCCTAGTAACACGCCTAGTAATACCCCAAGCAATACGCCGAGCGTTACCCCTTCACCGACCCCTGATCATTGCCCAAGATGCAATACGAATACCGCTGGATACCATGCTAATTACGACCCTAATTGTAGAGATAAATCTATTGGTACAGTTGGCTTACAACACGCTGGAAATTTAACTACCTTAGCTTTAAGTACTTGGCTTTATGGTTCTCTAACTACTTGGCTACAAACTCAACCAGCACATTTACAAGATCCTTGCTGCTGGTGTTTTGGATATAAGCAGGTAGGGTATACTATATTTACGAACACTACATATTATGAAGTATTTGTTTGTTTTAAGGGTGGCTTAAAGTGTCCAGTTCCCCCAGTAACTCCATCAACCAGCCCTAGTCCTAGCCCCATAGGTCCATTCGTAAGCCCCTCTGCATCTAATTCGCCTTCGCCCACACCATCAAATACACCGGGGTTAGTTTCTAATACCCCTTCGCCGTCTCCGACGTCTACGACTTGTCAGTGGAGCCCTACGCCTACGCCCACAACATCGCTACCGAGTCCAATGAATAGGTGGAAATGTGTTTGTGACGTTTTTGGGTCAGTGCAGATACCGCCCCAACCTATGACTCATAGATGTATTCACGAGAGTGTACCGAATGGGGGGCATGAGTATACGGTTAATATATATAATACACAAGCAGAATGTATTTCTAGATGTAATTGCGCTACCCCTACGCCGACACCTAATTATTCACCTACGCCCACTCCGACCCATACGCCCAAACCTACGTGTTATTCTCCGACCCCTTCGCCCACGCCGAACCTGTCCGTGACTCAGTCTAATTCGCCTTCGAATTCGCCGTCTAATACACCATCTAAATCAATACCTTCCACACCGGGAGTCACTCAATCTAATACGCCGTCGAACACACCCTCGAATACACCGAATAATACGCCAAGCAATAGTCCGTCGAATACACCGAATAATACGCCAAGCAATAGTCCGTCGAATACACCTATGCGGTCAGTATCACAACCTCCATATGTGTCACAAAGTAATTCGCCGACTTCTTCGCCAACGCCGACGCCCACAAATACACCCGTTCTTTGTCCAAGTAGCACGCCTACCCCCACAAAGAATGTAGCCATTACCCCGAGTAATACTCCTTCACCGAGTCCAAGTCCATCAGCGCCTTGGCAAACCACAAACCCGAATAATGCTGCTGGTATAATTCATTATTATAGAGCAAGGCCTTGTCCTCAGCTTGCTCCTGCAGCATATTATCCTTGTTCCGATACACGAACTCCGGGGTATAATAGAGGGGGCGCAGACTGCGGGTGTATAGGCATTGCTGGTTATGGAACTGGAGATTGTGGCCCCGGGCCAGTCGGAGTATGTATAGACAAAACTACTGGGAATGTTTTAGGTACTCAGCCTGATCCGACGCAAAATGGCGCAACTCAAAAGGCGGAATGTGAACAGGGATTAGGGGGATGCTGGAGACTCAAAACGGTTGCTCTTGTACCGCCAAATCAACAACAGACTCAATGCTGGGTATTGAACGATTATATTGGACAAAAAAGAAACAGAACTCAAGGGCCATATATTCCTGCTGGCGCTCAGCCTACAAACAAGTGTGGTACAGCATTGTTCAGAACATCTGAATATCGATATATAAATGATGCCTCGGACCAAGATAAATATTGTGGTAACCCAAACGAATGTGGGGTAGTTGCTCCACCAGCAGCGGTTCCGGGAACAGCGGCTCCAGCTTCTTCTAAAAGAGAAGCTATCCAAATCATACATGACGCGAACGCCAGCATAATAGAAACAGTAGGAAAAAGGGTCGCGGCACAATGGTCAATTTATAATCAACGCGAAGAAAAATATCATTGCGGTTGGGATGCATCTCAAACCTCAAAGGTTTGTTCTATAGGGGGAGTGACATCTCTTCAACTTACTGTATTTAAAAATAATGGAGACCCTTTAGATGTAGGTACAAGACTTTGGCATACCGCAGATCCAAACAATCCACAACCCGCTCGAATAGGGAACGGGACTTCTTCTCCTCCGACTCCTTATTTCAATGGTGTATTTGGGGGAGCGAATGCCGGAGGTTGTATAAATGGCAAGGGAAATATATTAAATATATATAAAGCTGTAAATGAAAATAAACTTATAACTGTAGAATGGGAACAAACAGGCGGTACTTGGTTTTCCGTAATTAAATCTGTAACGGCTTGTTCTTCTAGCCCTCCGCCTCCGACCCCGGGTACGACGCCTAGCCCTACTGCTAGCCCAACAATTTGTTTATCTGTTACTCCTACTCCCAATAGGCCTAATCCTAGCCCGACGAGTACGCCCTCCAATACCCCGAGTAATACGCCGTCCACATCTTTGAGTCCATCTGCTGGAGCATCCCCTTCTGCGACCCCATCGAATACGCCGTCGAATACGCCGTCTACTTCTATACCGGCCACTCCTAATTTAAGCCCGTCGAATACGCCTAGCAATACGCCCAGCAATACGCCGTCCACATCTTTGAGTCCATCTGCTGGAGCATCCCCTTCTGCGACCCCATCGAATACGCCGTCAAACACTCCAAGTAGCACCCCTTATCCTACTCCGGGAGCAAGTCAATCTAATACGCCTAGCCCGACGCCTTCACCTACAGAATGTCCTTGGAGTCCTACACCTACCCCAACGAATTCTCCGACCCCGTCTCCTACCACCGTAAGGTTTCCTCCGCAAGTTAGTAGGCCGGTAATTTCTTGGTGGCCTCGCAGGCATTGTTACGGGTGTCCGCCCATACCAAAGCGGAAGTTTTGGCGACCGAGCGGTAGACAAATACACGACAGCGTAAGGAGAAGATGGGCTCAAATGTGGGGTACTCAAATGGCCTATGGTTCGACTACGCAAGGCGCAACCGGACGATTCACCACTCTTTATTCTAATCGGACAAGTACTTTTCCTAGGGTAGCTAGGATAGGATTTAGGAGCACGGGGTATTTGATAAATACGACCTTTAATACTTCGTTTAGCTCTACGGGTGCTCTGCTGCCTGCCCCAGTAACAAATAGCCCATTAACTATTATAGTTCCTGTTTTAACTCCAACTGTTACTAATACCCCTAGGCCTAATTGCTATTCTCCGACGCCTACTCCTACGCCGCTCAGAACTCCGTCTGCATCTAAGCCTTTTCAAACCCCGTCTAACTCTCCATCAAGTACGACTGGATTGTTACCGTCAAGGTCTCCGTCTAATACCCCGAGTAATACGCCGTCAACCTCTCTTCCTGCAACGCCCGGGGCGTCTCCTTCGAATACGCCATCGAGGACACCATCTCCCACGCCCTCACACACAGGAAGAATAATAACCCCGGGTACGTGTTGGCTTACTTTCACAAATTTAAGAACAGGAGTTACGGTAAAGGCTGGGGGTACCTTAGATGCTTGTGCCGGCGATCAAATTACTGCTGAATGGTGCAGGGCTTTTGCCGGTGCCACTTATTTATTAAGAATAGAAGCTTATGGGCTTACTGTGCCAAGAAATAGTAGAGTTTGCAATGGACAATATTGCGGTCGAGCAGGGTGCCCTCATTATATATGTGAAGACTGGTATACTGGTGAGATGTATACTTTTGCACATATTGATGGTGCAACTAGTTATACTTTATGGGCGCCGGATAGCGCCAATATAGGTGCCAATCATATTGACGGAACACTTACAATTAGTCAGCAAGTCTGTATATCTCCGACCCCATCTCCATCTTCTCAAACTTGGAGTGTAACTCCAACTCCGACCCCAGCATCTCCGACTAGTAGATGGGAATGTTTGTGTGATAAATTCACTTCTGTAAAAAGATGTGTTCCAGAAGGGACTCAGAGAAAATTTACAGAAAATTTCTTGGGCTATCATAATTCAAAAACAGACTGCGAATCTACTTGTAATTGTGGTCCAACCGTATCCGCTACTCCAGCTGCTTCTCCTACTGCTGCAGTTACAGCTTCACCAAGGCCGAATTATTCTCCTACGCCCACGCCCTCTGTTAGCCCTAGTCCCAGCAAGGGGACCACGGCAGCAGGGGCTTGTTTGCCAATACACGGAGGTATGATTGCTAAGGGCTCGACCAGAGTTACTATACAAGGTTGGTATTTAGATCCTTATGCCCAATTAACAGGCAACCCAATAAAACAAGGTGAATGTATTTATTTTAATAACCATAACGACGTTTATGAAGTTCTTTCCGTTAGCATGGGGACAACAAATAATCATTTCGTTGTGTCAATTGATCCGCCTTTAAAAGAAGATCTTTTCGGAGGTTTTTGTCAAGGATTTTGTGCTACTGGTCCGAGCAGAATACCATTAATAGCTGGAGCTACCGTAAATGAAGCTTGCCCAATGGCATGCCCGAGCCCAACGCCCGCCGCATCGCCGGGCGCGTCCCCGTCTGCAACGCCGTCTAATACGCCGTCTAATACGCCTAGTAAAACCCCTGCGTACCCCGCCACGCCTCCGGCCTCTAAACCTGTATCGCCTCCCCCAACGCCATCCAGAACACCTAGGCCCTCTTTACCTAAGTTCCCACCCATGCCCCCAAGACCCGGCGTAACTGGCACCTTAGATTGCCACTTTATATTAAGCGCTGGTCACACAGGTGAGAATGCAGTCTTTAATGGGTCAGCAAATTGGTGGGCGGTAGGTTTTCCTTTCTTCTTTGATGATAATTATACTACCGCTAAAACTAGTTTATTTGGTTGGGAGACAAACGAAACCCTTACTGAAAAACAAATTGTACAAAATGACGATGGGGAAGACGTTGAAGTTGAAGTAAAGAAAAATAGAAAATATAAATTCTCTTATGATCAAAAGTCTTTCCCAGAAGGTCAAACATTAAAAAAATGTGATGACTTTGGAGGGTATACTGGAGAATCTCAATTATCTATAAAATCAGTATATGTTGAAAACGGAAAAGATACCCTCACCGCAGATGGTGGCGCCGTAGAAGATGGATTCCTCTTTTCTACAGCCCGTGGGGCGGAGTCAGGAACACGGAGGCAGGTAGTTAACGGATCTGAAATCAGATCTAGAGGTTCCGCAGACGCAAGGGGTATATTAGATGATGCAGTTGTATTTAACGTTAGTAGAGTTCAGGCTAATATTCCAGACAACGCAGGGGACGGAGTAGATCTTAATTTGGATTGGACTAAAGTGCAAATGACTGTAGAGCTTAGGGAAATGTTAGACATACTAGACTCCGAAGTGGACGGGGGAATATACCAAAAATATGCAGGATACATTAATGGCATAGAATATGTTTGGGTTCCAACTTTTGCTTTAGATATCACTCAAGCTGGAGGCTGGTTCTGGCACGCTATGAAGAAGGTGGCTGAGATGGGTAACTGTGCGTGCACGATTACTGGACCCGGGGTGGACGGAATAGGACAATTCCTAGGTATGTCTAGATCTTCTTTTGAAAATGACGGTTGGGAGTGGGAAGAAGTTAGCATGGAGACCGCTACATCCGTAGCTATATTATATACAGAATTCAGCTTCGATGGAGAGCCGGAAGAATGCTGTGATAAGACTAAGGATGCTTGCGAAAAAGACTTCTGTTGGGATCCTCTTTTGTCGCACCCATCTGCTTTAGAAATAATTCATGAACCCCTCGGTGAATTTAGGGGTCATGCAGAAAGTGAATTATATATAAAAGGAGGATCTGGACCTGACGGAGAATGCAGTAGTCAAGAATATCCTTATGCCTGTAGAGATTTTGATTTAGAGCATGAATTAAATGGTTCTCCTATATTTAATTTTTATGATTATAATGACGAGGGCGGAGACAGTGGAGAGAAGGGGGATTATTGCCACAAGGGATATATTCCTATTTTTGGAAATACACAACCTGACCCATCTTCTCAGGGCCTTGGAGAAATGGCTTGTGGCCATACGTTTATGAGCGCGGGCAGAATAAGGGAAAGCAGAAATCATCCAGAGCTAAATGCAGATATTACAAATGTCGGTTCACCTAATAATGATTGTTGGGGAGGAGGCCCATTAATGCTTTTAAATACAAACGATAGTCATGAATTCATAGTAGAAACTCATGGAACCGTTTGTCATCCGACTGGGTATGAAGATATAGAATGTCAATGTTCAGAAGATTATATAGGAACGATAAATAGTAATTATTCCGTAGCACCACTTACTAATCCATTTTATTGTCCGGGTGATTATACAGATTTAGAAAAGTTTGAAAAATCCACCACTCAAACCTACAAGATTGAATCAGTCAAGCCCCCTGATTCAAATAAATATAAATTCATTGTTCAAAGGGATACAGATGAATACCTTGACAGCCTATCTTTTGAAAGCAATGCTTATACTCTAGAGAGCATGGATCAGGGAGGTCCTGAATACGATAAAGAATATATTCTTGATACATGTAGCGATAACCCAATTGAGGGGATGGTTAGCGCGATGATAAACGGAGGTGAATATATAGACTATTCTGCAAGTTGCACTGGTAGTGGAATCTTTGCGCCCGAAGATCACGGGCCGGGACCAGAGTCTAGTAGAGCGACGCTTACATTTAAGTTTACAAAATTCAATAGAGGATTTTTGATATACTCTATGGCTGGTCAAGCTGCTTCGCCGATAGATACCGTAGTAGACTCAAATGATAAATGTTTGTGCCCGGGTGATGGAGGATTTGAAGACGAAGGTGGCGGAGGCTATGGTTATGGGGATGATTGCGAAGACAAAAATATGAAAATTGATGACTTCACTTGGTACAGGAGAGAAGAAGAAATATCTATCAATGGTGAAGTCATTCAATTAACTAGTCAAAAGAAAAAAGAATGCGATATGCATGATTGGTCTTCTATAGAAGATTTCCCAACCGATGCTAGCTGTTACGCAACTTGCGATAGTCATAGTCTCAAAAACGTAGAAACATATTCTGTTTATATACCAATATCTTTAAATGACAAAGATGGGGGCGGCGTACCTGAATATGACCATAATTTATCTGCACCTTATTTTTACTATAAAGTAGAGGGTTATGCTCAAGATGGATATTTCTTCGATAATGGAGCTAATCATCCTTTAGTAGCCCTTGGCCCGGGTAGTATAACATTTAATGCGGGCGAGTGTATAGCGTTTACTAAGAAAACCACAATAAAAACATACGACCCCCAGAAAAGGGAAGATGGAGGAGCTTATCCGGAGGAGAACGTAACCACGGAGACACTTTATTTAGAGATACCAAAAGAATTAAATGCTTATGACATTAGAAAAACCGTCACTCAAGAAGATTTAGATTTAGGATTAATTTGTTGTTCTCCAACTGGATCAAATGTGAGCAGAAGTTGGGTGTCAGAAGATATTTTGTTTGCTTTAGATTCTGATGGGGGCAAGATAGGTCAAGCTGACGATTTTGTGTCCCTCACACTAGGGGGATCGTCGACCCCGTGCTCGGGCGGCTGTTGAAACGATGTTTATGCATAAAACTTCCATACATTAAGATTTTCGTGTATTTTATAGTAAGAATTGCACTTTTTAAATTAACATGAGAAGAGAAAAAGAAATAGATTTTACGGACCAAATTGTTTCCGTCGATGAAAAAAAACAGCAGCATGCTCAAAGCGGAAACGATATGCAACAAGAGGTTGTGGACTTCTCCATTAGGGTAATAGAAGCCCTAGAAAAAAAAGTAACAATTCATAACGAAGAGAACCCAAACAAAAAAATTACTTTAGCTCAAGTTAAGAAAGTATATATTAGGGGAGCGGGAGATTGTAACCAATCAACCGATTCAGATTATAGCTGCGGAGAATGGGCAATGGCTAGAGTCAATTTATTTACAAGAGCTAAGTTGGGTCAACTACCAGATCTAAACGACCATAAAGTAAACTTAAGATCTTACATCGACATTTCTGATTCTTGGATTCCTTCTCAAGAAGACTTCGCTAGTGCAAAAAAAATAATAGAAGAAAATAATCTAAATTATGATTTTAAACATATAGAAGATTTATTCCTAGAAGAAGAAAAAAAGCAATCTACAAATTTTGAATTTATTTAAGTTATGGCTAATCAAATACATTTTAAAGATACAGGCACACCAAAAAGTTGGGCTAAAGAAAGTCAAAATGGTGCTGGTAAAATACTTAGCGCCCCGGGCGCTGGCAAGAGCGCAGTAATTTGTGATATAATGGCTTCGGCAGCGACCACGATTAGTACGGCTACCAGCGGAGGCGGAACTATTATAATGTATTGTCCGGCTGGTCATTCCAACTTTAGGGCTCCTATTGATTGCGGAGAAAACACTGCCGTCTGGAGTAGTGACGGTAATGTAACTATAACTTATTATATTAAAGATAATAATAGAGGCCTTTGATGAAAGAGTTTAAATATACTACCATTTTTAGCAATATAACTCTTCGGCCATTAGTTCCCGAAGAGAAGGATAAATATCTTGCGATGGCGAGCTTAATGGACGTAGGTCGTTTTGTCCCAGAAGTGGATACCGAAAGAAATATCGATTTATTACCTATAGCCTTCAATGCATTCGTTGCTAATAGGGTTAATAAAAACGGTGATGTCGTAGACGGCGCGACGGCTGCTGAAATGTATAAAGATTTTATTAATAAACCAATTAATATTGAACATAATAGAGAAAGAGTGGTTGGCACTATTTTATCTGCTAGTTTTACGGAATTTGGAACAGACGCCCCAATAGAAGAAGAAAAAGTAAAAGACATGACTGGCCCATTTAATGTTACCTTGGGGGGTGTTGTTTGGAAAATAGTTAATAATGAATTAGCGGATATGATAGAAAACTCTAATGATCCTACTAGTAGTTATTATCAAAAAATATCTGCCAGTTGGGAATTGGGCTTTTCTGATTATGAACTGGCATTAACAAAAGATGACGAAAAAAACATAGAAAATGCCGAAATAGTGTCAAATGCGCAACAAATAGAGGCATTAGAAGATAATTTAAGAAGTCTTGGGGGTTCTGGGAAGCTCGAGGACGGAAGAAACATTTACAGAAAAGTTGTAAATGATATTGTTCCTTTAGGAATAGGCTTAACGGAAACCCCCGCTGCAGATGTGCAGGGAGTTGCGGTTAAAGAAAAGCTAAATGAACTAACAAAGTCTTCCTCGAGTGAGGATGCAAGTAAAGAACAAAATGTTTCACAAATTGAACAAAATAATGTAAATAACCATGCAGATAATACTAGTATCATGAAAATAACAAGAATTCAAGACATAACAGATGATTCATTGAAAGCGCTTTCTGCTTCTGCTATTGCCGACTTTATCGAGGACGAACTAGAAAAGGCCTCTGAACAATACTCTGCTGAAAAAGTAAAGTATGATGAGCAATTAAAAGAAGCTGCTGAAAAGCATGAGACTCTTTCTAACGATCATGAAACCCTCAAAACCGAAATCCAAAACGCCAACGAGAAAGCCGAGGCGCTTGAGAAAAAAGTTGAAGAAATGGAAGCCGAAAAAGCTGAAAAAGAAGCTCTAGAAGTTTACAATCAGAGAATGGCATCCATGGACGAAACTTATGATCTCAATGATGATGATCGTAATATCATCGCTTCTGACCTTAAGGACTTGGACGAGGATCAATTTAAATCTTATTGGGAAAAGATGGCTGTCCTTCTTTCTCAAAAGAACAAGGAAAGCCTTAAGGCTTCAGCGGAAGCTGAGGAGGCCCAAAAGGAACCTGAACAGAAGGTTGAAACTTCTGAAGCACAAGAAGAAACCACTGAGTCTAACGACGAAGTTGTTGATTCCGCTTTAGAGCAGGCAGAAAAACAAGAAGATATCGTGCCCGCTTCTGTAGAAGCTAGTGCTCCTACTCTTTACGATAAGTATAAGAGCGCTTTTGGGCTTGATCAGTTTGACATTAAACATTAATTATTTTATATAAACAAGGAAAAAAATTATGCCAACATTATTACCATTTAGAGACTATAGCGAACACGACGTTGTTAATCTCTTTGCGTTTAGTGGAAGCCTTCCCCTTAACAAGGGAACGCTTGTAAGAATCCAAGGTAACGGATGGTTGAATACAAATGAGCCAATCGAGATGATGGGATCCCAGCATCTTGGCGCTACATTCAACAATACTGTTTCTGAAAGATACGGAGTCCCCTCCAAGTTAACTACTGTTACTGGTGGGTATGACGTACCTCTGGGTCTTACTCTTTACGACGTGAAAGAGACCGACGAAAACGGCGAGAAACTTATTTACAACCCACGCAAGGCCGCAGAGATGGGCGTTGCAGTAAGTGGGCAAGCAGTACCAGTTCTGACAAAGGGTATCGTTTTATATAGCGGTTCCACTTTAGCTACCGATGACCCAACAGTTGGGGCAACGGTTTATGCTACGGCAGCCGGTGAATTAAGTAAAACCCAAGCTCATAGTGCTGCAGCCGTAGGCAAAGTACTAGGAACTAAGGATACCAACAACCATATCTTGCTTAAGATTGAACTGTAAACATTCAACAAGGAATTATTGAAATGAAACTTAAATTAAAAAACACTCCAGAGCAAGTAGAGCTTATTAAGGCTATGGGGTCCAGAAACGCTACTGAAGCGCGCGAGGCCCAAGAGGCTTTCGCATCTTTTATTGGACCGGTTGTTCAGCAAGTTATTCAACAGGCTGGAACAGCAAGTCTGATCTTCGTCGACAATGAATATGACGAAGACGATAGCCCAAGCTACCCACTTGACTTATACTATAACGAAAATCAAGATCATATTACCGTTTGGTCTCAAGGAATCGCCGGTGGACTACCGACCAGTCATGTCGAAGGTATGGCTGAGATGAAAATCGCTACCTATCGACTCGATAGTGCAGTGACTTTCCTCAAGAAGTATGCCAGACGCGCTCGTCTTGATGTTCTCAGCAAGACTATCGAAAGAATGTCTCAAGAGGTTCTCCTGAAACAGGAAAGAAACGCTTGGGCCGTTATTCTTAAGGCCCTTGCAGAGGCTAACACGAACGGTGCAGTACATACCATCGGTGGTATGGACGCTAACCAGTTCTTGCCTTCTGACATTAACGCTCTTATGACTTTGGTCAAGAGAATTAATGGTTCTTGGGCAGGAACAGGTAACGACGGAACCCCAGCTGACTTCAGCGCCAGAGGACTTACTGACTTGTTCTTAAGCCCCGAGATGATGGAGGACGTTCGCGGATTCGCTTACAATCCTGTAAATGATCTTGACGTAGGCTCGAAGGAAACTGGACCAGTTTCTCTTCCCGATAACGTCCGGAGCGATATTTGGAGCAGCGCAGGAATGTCTTCCCTTTATGGGGTAGTTCTGCATGAGATGCTCGAGTTCGGTAATGGCAAGAAATACAATGCTCTTTATAAGACATTTGTAGACGCCAGCGGACTGACTCACTACGCTCCTCACGCTAGCGGAGGAACTAGAAACGGATCGTTAGATCTTTCTTCAGGCGCCTCTAACCATGAGGTTCTTGTAGGATTGGACTTGAGCCGTGACTCATTTATCCGCCCAGTTGCTCGTCATGCTGACAGCGGTTCGACCTTCGTGGCCGTTCCTGATGATCAGTTCGTGAGCCGTGCTGAAAGAATCGGATTCTACGGATCTCTGGAAGAGGGCCGTGTATGTCTTGATTCTCGCGCAATCGTTGGAATTCACGTCTAAACGACAAATAATTAAAAAACACTGGCCGAGGTTTTCCTCGGCCTTTTTTTGTCTAGATATTAACAAACTGGTGTAACGTAACTTGTAGACAACATTCAAATTTAATTCATTATGGCACATCCTTATACAAGAAGATTCGAAGAATATGAGCCGGGAAACGACGCCTCTCTATTGTTAGGGCCAGACGGGGCAAGCTCAAAAGTAAAAATTCATCAAGACGGGAGCATAGAGGCCACTAAGTTTCTCGATACCACTGACAATTTAGAGTTATTTGTGGACAGAGGGGAAGTAAAAGCTAGATTTCAATTGGATTACTCTACAGAAGCGGAGGTTTCTTTAAGCGGCGGTGGTTCATTTTATAGATCAAGCAGAGGAATGGTCTTGCATTATAACAATTCTTTATTTGTCTATGGATTTGCGCTAGCGAGATACTCTCACTTGGAGATGGACAGGTTTCTATACCTTTCTAAGTCTGCTCGACACTCAGTTATTCAAACTCAAGGGGCGGGAGGAAAATTTGTTTTCCATTATTCTAGAAATAATAAAAATTGGTCAATCCCTAATCAGCGTTCGACTTGGTGTAAGCCATTTAAAGATGCCGTTCATTTGAGGGCGACAGAGGAAATAAGAGAATTAAATGATTTAATTATTATTAAAACTGGTCGATTTAGAACTGGGCCCGGAGGGGTAAATAGCGGAATCCATAAAGAAAAAATTGTATGGGTTTCTCCTCATGAAGAATTAAGCTTTACTGGTTTCATAGAGGGCACTGGCACATATCACCATAGTGGCAAAAATGGATTGTCTAGATTTAGTGGTGCAGCGGGCCCGGGGTCTTGGTTTACTGGCCAAAACGATGCTCGTAGTTTACCTTGGACAGGAGCAAGCGGATCCTTTGGATTTACTAAAAAGGCTAAGATCAGTTATCTTTCTTCCAAGAATTATATTATTCCTAGCGGAACTGTTTTCAAATCAGCAGTTGTAGGTAGTAAATTTGATGTTTCTGGTACTAAATCAGCAATTACTGGAGAAGCAACTATTACCGGAACTAATTTTTACTCTGAGTATGCAACTACCGGAGATGAGCTAGGTAATGGATTAGTGGCTTATACTGGTCAATCCAAGGTTCCTGTTTTAACGGGATACAACTGGGATGGAGTTATTCCAGCTAATACCCCTTATAAAATAGAGGTCTGGAGCGCTAACGGAGAAAAAATGGGATTCCATGGAAGGGTCGAGGCGGTACCTACCGGTCTATCTGAATTCGGTGGTAATCTAAACAACTTTAATATTACTGTTTCTGGTTCTGGAGAAGGTATAGACATGACAGACCCAAGAAATGCGCAGGGCATGGCAAGCACTTTAGCCCATGTCGATTGTCTAAGAAAATTAGATAATCTATTAATACTTGCTGGGTGGAGAGCTAGCGGGTCAAATATGAAAAAATATCACTATTACATGAACAAACTATATACAGGAGTAATTTAATATGCTAACACCTTATGTAAAAAAGAAGTACTATTATTTCGAATTCGAGGGGAAGATAGTCTTCAATGATGCCTCTCAAAATTTAATAGGGGTAGATGAAGACCCTAGATACAGAATCGAACCTACTAAATTAAAACAAATTCTTAACTATTCTTTTAGCCCAGTTAGTTTAAACTATGGATATGTAAGGGATGAAACCTTAGGCATGTATTTGAAAAACTGCGATCTAACAAAGAATGAAGCAGAATCAGAATTTTTTATCATGACTTGTAGGCCCCCTTATTCTTATTATAATAATAATAGTTATTCTGAATATGTATCTCAGATTTTTGATGAAAACTATCAGGCCGCGTTAAAACAGCAATACGATGATATACAAGCCGAGGAAAAAGATGGCGTGGATTACCGAGGTAATGCAGTTAAATATAAATTAAAAACCTTTAACTATTATTATTCAAGATACCAGCCCACCCTTAGGGGTATTGCGGATAATGTCCAGCTAGGACAATTTACCACCATAACAGATTAAAGAATATTGAATTATGTCATTTCGTTTTGAAGATCAAAAAAATATAAGACTGGACAGCAAAAAGAATAGTCCAGTTGGCCGCAGGGATACTTTAGATCAAGCTGAAGTTAGGGGGTATGAAGATAGCACAGCGGGCCTTCTAAGGCATCAATGCATAAAAGCTGACGCTTGTCAAGGTGTAGGCTCAAGTTTGAGCGCTGCAAGTATCGTCAAAATGAAGGGCTTAGGGACTAACGGATGCTGGGTATCTGAAGAGAATAGGTTAAAATTTAGAATTACTAATCAAGTAGCTTTAATGAAAAGCTTGATAGAGGACAGCCCTTTAAACAAAAACACATACGTTCAATTCTCAAATGAGACAGCAACAACTATTGATGTTCTAATTCTAGGTATAGATGGTACATTTTTCTATGAGAACAATAATCAATGCTTAGTAAAAGAAGAAATTTGGATAAGTAAAGATAAAATTGATTCGCTTAAGAGCACCTTCGTCAGTCATGCAACTTTAGTAAATTGGGTTATGGGTTTGGCTATGTACAACGGGAGAGTTCAGCCCAAAGAGTGCGAAGGTATCTGTGGAGAAGTTTGGTTTATCCCGCCTTCAGACACAAGCCCGACGAAAAGTTATGTAATGCAAGTTACTCCTGACTTTAGATATTTAGAAAGCGGTATAAAACCAGATTTTTACGGTTCCCGCTGGCAAACTAACAATTTTGAAATAGATCCGCTTTCTTTCGCCCACATGCCGGCGAAAAAACAATCGATTAATTATAGTAAATATTTAAGCGGGGTTTCTCATCAATTTACAGTAGCCTCTGGACAAAGTAAAAGATTTAATACTCAAGGCCTTATGTATGGCGTTAATAACTGCTCTTGCTCAACCCCTAATCAAGGCGAGGAGGATACTCTAAATACTTTGTTAACATATAGGGTTACAGGGCATTCCGTAGATACATCGAGCGATCCCCCTACGACAGGGCATCTCAGCGAATCTTTTTATAAGGTACCCTGTATTAAATTCCCAGAAGTAAATAAAGTAACTATATCATAGTTATTTATTAATATTTCCCGTGTAATATTATCTAAATGTCTATAAAATTTAGGTAAAATTATGCCCGTACAAAATATAACAAATAACGAAATAGGAGCAGCCGGCTGCTTTGTGTCCGTAAGCAAATCGGAAAGTGCTTCAAAGGGAATCCCCGAGAACTTCTGTGGTAAAACAGTTGTAAAGGCCGTAAACTCGAAAGGTAATTCAATTTCGAAGGGAACTAATATCGGTGGAAACAGCGTTTGGCATTGCGGTTATGGGTTAGATCCTAACACTGGAACGCCAGTAAGCCAAACAATAGTTACTCCAATAGCTTGCAAAGGGCAAAAAAGAAAATCTAATCAAATTCAAGCTTTACCTTCTAATAGCGTGGAGCCCGTAAGCAGTAATCAACCATCTGGACCATTACCAGTTCAAAAATCTTTCGCTGGAAAAAGAGCAGGAAGTACAGGAAGAGGGGCGGCTGGATGTGTGGTCATTAATGAAGAGATGGCGGTGTGTGGGAACGGCAAAATAAATTTAGATCCGGGACTTAGCGAGAGCCAAAAAAATATAAATAATGTTACAAAAGCAGTATGCGCGTTTCCTAGCGCTAGCTTAGCGGAAAAACAAGCAAACATCATTAGCTGCCATAAGCAAGCCCAAAGTCCAGTAGCTTTACCTGCCCCCGTTTATTTACCCTATTCAAATACATTGGCCACTAGGGGCATGCAGGCAGTAGCAGCTAGCATGGATAATTCTGATATGAGCCCTTCAGAAAAAGAAGATTTTATTATTGGTGGTGAAAATGAGAAAGAACAACC